CCGAAATGCGTTGATGGAAAATGGACCAAGGTCGGAGGTGAAGACCAGGCATTCAAGTCCAGCTATTCAGATGTCAAATATACCGTGCCAAAAGGATTCCGCTCATGAAATCGCAGGTTATATCACCAACCCCTGAACAGCTGCGTCGCCAGGCGGAAGACATGCTCAAACGTGCCGAGCAACTGGAAAAGACGGGCGCCACCAAAGACGCACTCAAAAAAGCACTGGTACCGGCGTTGCGAGAACTGATGCAGGCCAAGCATCGCGCACAGCTGGCAGTTGATGAGCTGGTGGATAGCGTTGCAGACCTGGAAGGCCGAGTGACGCACGTAGAGAAAGTAGTGCAGGAGGTACTGGCGTGATGAATGCATATTGTAAATCGCTGGAAGCAATGCGCGTTGCGCCGTCCCATTTTCTGAAGGAAGTTGGTGATCAGTGGCGCACGCCGGATCTGCTGTTCTGGGGCGTTAACGCAATGTTTGGACCGCTGGTACTGGACCTGTTTGCTGACGACAGCAACGCAAAATGTCCGGCATGGTATACCGCTGAAGATAACGCGCTACCCGGGAAGACATTCTTACTGAGTGTGCCGCTATGATTGAGGTTAAAGCTGCATGAGAGCGCTACTCACTCCTGAAGTGGTGCCGCGCTTAGGCGTGGTGCTGCTTAAGCCTGGCAAAGAGCTAATGCGTCTTTTCCGTAGTGGAAGGGTGCTGGTGGAATCCGAACCAAAAAACATGTCTGGACTTGCTACAGGCCGTGTTCCTGATGCACGCCAGCCGCTAGCGGAGGATAAGGTGCTGGAGGCCTTTTTCACTAATGAGAGAGTCATCAGCGCCGCCGGCGGTCTGTCGGGACTTGAATACTGGCTTCATCACAACGTTCGGGGATGTCAGTATCCGCATTCTGAATACCATCACAATGAGCGTGTAATCATGCGGCATCCACCTGGCGCAATGATGCTTTGCTGGTACTGCGAAAACAACCTTCGTGATCAGACCACCGACACACTCACCGCGCTGGCACGCCGGAATGTTATCGATTGGATTATTGATACCGTACTGCTGAACCTACAACTTGGCCGAGAACGGGAGTTGTCGTTGGCGGAACTGTGCTGGTGGGCCGTGTACGCTGGTGTTGCTGATGCAATCACCGAGACGATGGCTCAGCGTGGTCTGCGGTTGCCTGAAGAGCCGTTTCTGTCGGTATATAAAGAAAGCGATATTCGCCCTACTGTACCGGCCACCAGCATTCTGCAGGAGAAACTACCAGTTGAAGGCGCAGCGCAGCAGAGCAGGCATAGCGAAATTATGCCTGCTCTGCTGGACCAGCCGAAGGTGCTGGCTTTGACTGCCGATCCGGAATCACCTGAATCACTCATGCTCAGGCCAAAGCGCCGGCGCTGGGTTAACAAGACCTACACCGCCTGGGTAAAACGTCAGCCATGTGAATGCTGTCGCCGACCCGCCGATGATCCGCATCATGTTATCGGACATGGCATGGGCGGTACCGGAACCAAAACCCACGATCTCTTCGTGATTCCTCTGTGCAGAGAGTGTCACGACGAGTTGCATGCCGACGCAAACGCTTTTGAAGAGAAGAACGGCACGCAGCTGCAGTTGCTGTTTCGTTTTCTTGATCGGGCCATAGCGATCGGCGTGATTGTAAAAGCATAAACGTATGGAGCACTGAGCAGTATGAACCTACAAAATCTGGAATATACCTGTATTGAAGTTCGACGGGCGCTGCAAAATTTATCAGGCTCAACGAAGGGCCAGCTCGAGGCGTTTAGCGAGAACCCACCAGCAGATAAGAACAAAAGTCCCCGGCAATCTCGCCATTTTGTCGACCTGGATGGCGGTATTGGTTGCGGTTCGTCGGTGGCTAAAGCCTTGACTGCCCCAGTCTATGTCACGGAGACCAGGAGCCGTCGCAGGCCGATGCCGCCCATTAACGATATTGAATTCGGTTATTCTCCGTGGCGCCGTGCAGTGAACCAACTGGAAGCCCACCAGCAAGCGTGGGTGCGTTATTGCTATGGCTTCGATCTCAACTTCCATTATCAAACATTAATGTGCCAGTACGTCTGGACTGAATACCAGAACTACCAGGTAAGCAAGCCGCTGCAATCGAGGGTAATCAAAAAGTTGGTGGGGCTGGTCTGGTTGGCTGCCCAGGAGGTTGCCGCGACCCGGAACAATGAGACGTATAAAGTATACGCAGGCGCAGCACTGGCGCGTATGGTTTCCGTTGATCGCTCAACCTGGAAAAGGGTGTATGCCGGGCATTGGGAACGACTTAAAAAGGCATTCGTTGATATGGATAGCAACGCATTGCAGCACATCTACAAGCATCATGAACGAATAGAGGAGGCCAGAACGGAAAAATGTGATTAAAGTTGTCTATCTTCTTTAATCAGGCTTGCAAAATGCAACAAAATGAGCGATATTTTAGGGTAATTTGATATCTTGCCATATTTATAAATAACCTCGCATCTGCGGGGTTTTTTTATGCCTTCTGCAATTAATTCTTGATGGGGTTAGCAACCAGAGTTATCTGTATGTCATACCGTTTTAATAGGAAAAAGACATGCTAAATCAAGATGATATGACGGAAGTGGCGCGCGCGGTTTTTAATGAGTTAAGTGATGAACCAGCTACAGTTGGGGAGATTGCGCAAAACACGCATTTGACCCGCGAGCGCTGCCAGTTAATTTTAACGCAGCTGGTAATGGTGGGTTTATCTGACTATCAATTTGGATGTTATAAGCGCCTCCCTTAACAGGGGGGCTTTCTGCTGTGAGAATGGGCGGCTGGTGGGTGTTGGAGCACCCGACCAGCCATTCGCTCATGTAGAAGGTCACAAGCGAACCAGGGCCCACTGCTTTAGCGCAAAAGCATAGTGAGCCTATCAGAGTCCCGCTTACTGATCTATGAAAAATACTGTAAAAATATCCAGTGCTGAGTTAATCAACGCTGACTGTCTGCAATTTCTTCCATCCCTCCCTGATAACTCCATTGACCTGATAGTTACGGATCCGCCGTATTTTAAAGTTAAGCCGAATGGCTGGGATAATCAGTGGAAAGGGGATGAGGATTATTTACGTTGGCTTGATATGTGCCTGGCACATTTCTGGCGCGTGCTTAAACCAAACGGCAGCCTTTATTTGTTCTCTGGTCATCGGCTTGCTTCGGATATCGAAATTATGATGCGTGGCCGTTTCAACGTTCTGAATCACATCGTCTGGGCGAAGCCATCCGGGCGGTGGAACGGCTGTAATAAAGAGAGCTTGCGGACTTACTTCCCGGCAACAGAACGCATATTGTTTGCTGAGCATTACCAGGGACCGTATCAAGCGAAAGATGATGGCTATGTGGGAAAGAGTAACGACCTCAAGCAGAATTTGATGGCGCCGCTTATTTCTTACTTCCGTAATGCACGAGATTCGCTGGGCGTCAGTGCTAAGCAGATAGCTGATGCTACGGGCAAAAAAAACATGGTGTCGCACTGGTTCGGCATGAGCCAATGGCTGCTGCCAAACGAAAGTGACTATTTAAAACTGCAGGCTCTATTTTCAATGGTCGCCGCAGAGAAACACCAGAAGAACGAGCTGGCGCATCCTCACCATGAGTTGGTAGCAACCTGGCATTCTCTGAACCGGAAATATTCGAAATTGCTGGAGGAATACAAATCCCTCCGGCGTCAATTCACGGTTTCAGCGCTCGTCCCCTATACGGACGTTTGGACGCATAAGCCGGTTCAGTTCTACCCCGGTAAGCATCCATGTGAAAAACCCGCAGATATGCTCCAGCAGATCATCAATGCCAGTAGTAAGCCTGGTGATCTCATTGCTGATTTCTTTATGGGGTCAGGGTCAACGGTTAAAGAAGCAATTAAGGCTGGTCGGCATGCTATAGGGGTTGAACTGGAAGGTGCTCGGTTTGAGCAGACGGTTGATGAGATTCGCAAAATGGCTGATTAAAGCGAGATAAGGCACCCGAAGGTGCCTTGTATCATTTAGCCTCTGGCTATCTCCTTTCTTGCAATCTCAGATAGAAAAGCGGAACGGTTTTTGTACCGTCCATTTTTTTCTATATACCTGTCGATTGCAGTCAATAAATTGCCAGGCATGGTGAGATTAAATTTGACGGCTTTTGTTTCGTATCTTGATGGGTCAATCTCGACAAGCGCCAGAAAGCCGTTATCCATGATGAGACGTTCATCACCCAGATAATCGGCTGGATCACTTGGCGCAGGCACATGACCACCTTGTTCGGTTAAAACTTCCATGTGCTGACCGAAAGCTGACTCCGCGTCCCTCAATGCGCTTTCGAGGTCGTTCCCGGCAAACATGCACCCTTCAATGTCAGGAAAGTAGCCATCGAAAGTGCCGTCATCGGCTTTGAAAATAAAGAGCGGATAAATCATAGGTACCTCACTAATTGCGTATTGATAACCCTTGCAGAGAGGGGCGGCTTTCGCCGCTCCCTTTTACATCAATTTAAGTCCTGATATCTGTTGAGCCTGTCTAACAATCCCCTTTGAAGAATCCTTTCTGGGGTGGGGTATGGTGATTATTTTCACTGTCCCCGGTTTTGCTAGCGTTACATGGCTTCCTGTTTGTCTTTGCTTAACCCAACCATCAGCTATCAGTTTTTTGATTATCTCTGCACTGCTCATCAATCCTCCGTTTCGTTAACATGTGGGTATTATACCCACCAATAACGGAATGGGCAATAAATTAGTAGGTATTACACCCACCTTTTTAATCTCACGGTTAACACCTCGGCAGGAGGTGACGGATGAATAAAATCATGCCTGACAAAATTTTTTCGGCGGCCTCGTACTGCACGTCCGGCGGCCTGATATGTACTGGATTGGCACAAACCTATGACTGGTTTCACGGGCTGGACTGGAATTTTATTGCGCTGGCC